GACTGTCGGGCAGATGCGTACTCTCAAGAGAGAAACACTCTTGAAAAACACACCTGTGCAGAGTAGTCATTCCCTCCGGAAGCCGGACGTCTCTCAATGCCGTACAGTAGCAAAATGCATATTCCCCGATATATTCCAAAGTGTCGGGGAAAGACACTTCACTCAACGCATAGCAATAATGAAAGGCATAATGCCCGATATGGGTGACTCCATCCGGGATGGTTACCGCATCCAGTGTATGGCAGTAATAGCACACTCGCTCCGGAATTGTCGTCAGCGAATCGGAAAACACCACCTGCGACAAACCATAACAGTAATAAAGCAATCCCGTACCGATACTGGTCAGAGAGTCGGGAAAGATTATTGCAACCAATGCACGACACTCATAGAAAACATCGCTCCCGATCGTCTGAACATCCCGGCTCATAGTAAAGGTTTGCAAGCCCCATTTGTACTGAAATGCAGAGTTGCTGATTTGCCGTATTCCTGTGATCCGTGCGGCGGTCAAATAGTAACTGCCGTCCGTCCGTTGGCAGAATCCATCGGGGATATACCAACTGCCACCTTCCGAAATAGACATTTTAATGGTGTAATCGCCATAGTCAGCATAAGTATAACTGATCTGTTGTCTTCCGGTTTCGGTGATGGTATCCGTGCTGCCGTTACCCCAATCAATAGTCAGCGTGCCGCTTTCAATATAGGGATAAAAAGTTACGGTCAACCCCGTGGGGACCATCATCCGCACATCAAACTCCGATGCTCCGCTTTCGGTGGTGTAAATCGCCCCGATATCCCGATGTCCTTGAATATTGTCAAGAGAACAATTCCACCCTTGAAACACCATTCCGGGGTGCTTGAGATCTTCCGGGGCTTCGGCAGACTCGCCATCAGCAACGTACATTGTTTTGATGGTTGTTCCGTCATAATCAATAAAACGCACACGATTACGAAAATCCTCCGGAACGAGGTTGTCAATGGCAGAAGCGTACTCCGACAGCCGTTCATTGACCAGTGTACCGCCTTTGGCATTGATTGCCCGCTTGATGTCAGCTTTTGCGGCAGAAAGCCTTGAAATTTCTGTAGCTACACTCATATCAAATCTCCTTCAGCAGGTTTTCCAGCCCGACCAGAGTCTGCCCCAATTCCTGCAGAACATCCTCCACATTGCCACTGTTGAAATATCCACCGGCATCGGCAATGATGATGTCCGTTGCGGAATCGAGGATGAATTTTACCCATAATCCGGCAAAATCCTCTGCGGTAACTTCCGTTTTTTCACTGGAAAGGAAAGCAATGAATTTATGTTCTTTGGTCCAGTCTGTGCCATCAGTAATGAAATCTGTTCCGTCTGCGTCGGTGGCAAACGCGACATAAGGATAAAATGTTTTTCCATCCGTCCCCGGTTCGCCTTTTGCCCCTTTGAGCAAACCGAAACAGTCGCTCCATCCGTAGTCAGCGGCACTGCCACTTTGCCAAATCCGGCTGTCACCTTTGAGCCGCAAGCGGAAATAGTTGTCTGTTTCCATTTGCGGTGTGTGCCAGTCGGCAGCAGTTTCGGATGCTGTTTCAGCAAAAATAAGGTCAAGCCCAGCCGCACACAAAGCGCGGACTTGTGCTTCATTCAGATACTCTGCAGCAATTTCGGTGGGATTGCCGGTACTGCTGATGCGGTTACGGACAGTAAAGCCCTTGACCTGCAGAACGAACACCTCGTTGCCGTTGACATCACTTCCGACCAGTTCTCCGTTAAGAGTCGCCACCTGTTCCTGTTTGCCCAGGAGCGTGTTCAGCTCCTCGGTGTTCATCGCCGAAATGGGGATGGTGAATTCTGTAAAGGTATATTCGACCTCGTTGATGATTTCAGAAACAGTTTGCACACTGATATCGGCGTGATCGGCAACGAGAATGTAGTTACTGCTTGAGTCAAAGTCATCGTCCATCACCCACTGCCATGTGGGGATGGAGGCCAGCTCCGCAATCGGGTACGGATCAGCATTTTCACCGCTGGCAAATATCCGCATTTTAAGGCAGGCAGATACGCCTCTGGTCAAAACCGGGGCGGCAGTATTCTGGGCGTTGGCGTAATCACGCACTGTACCCAATGTGCTTCCGGCATTGACATATAATGTAATTGTCTGCATTTTTTACCTTTCATATTTGGATTTATCGGGAAACATTTTGAAAAGTTCTGACCTCAATGCGGCAAATCCCTTATCGTTATATCCCAGCAGGATTTTGTTCAGTTCCGGCACTTTATCGCTCTCGCAGGTAACCTTGAAATGTTTTTGATCAAAGCCGCCCGTGATGCCCAGCAGCCCATGAAATAAGGTGTTTATTCCATAGCCGATATCGCTTTGATAGTCCACACTCCGCATTGCCCGAAGCAATTTTCTGCCGGGGAAACGCTGGGGAACATGGCTCTCGAAATTGTGTTTTAAGGGCAGATTGCGATCCGCAAAGAACTCAAAAGTCCTGCGGATACGCCGTTGCCAGATCGAACCATCTGCCGGAAACTTATCTTTGCTCCTGGCGTTATAAATCGGAGGAACTGTGCTGAAATCAAACTCTTTCAAAAGAACACAGTCATCGGCAGACCACGCAAACTCCTGCGTGATGTCCGAAACGCTGGTCAGAAAACAGGAAATGGTGAGCAGCGATAATCGTTGGCATATTTCCAAAAGTCAGAAAGGTGATGCGGAATGCAAATTTTTCCTCACCAACTACGATCTCCTGCTTACCCCTCACGGCAGCGGTCCCGATTACAAAGTGTGCTTTGAAACATTTATTGAGGATTGCGACCGCTTTGTCGAGAAGATCCGTAACATCCAGCAGGAAGCAAAAGAACACATGGCTGTGATGCTTGAAGCAGCAAAGGAGCTGGCAAATGAAGACTGAAGAAGTGCTTTCCCTTGTTATGACCGAAATCATCCGGGCAGAGGAAAAACATCCAGACTGGCCCGCTGATCCCGTCAGAGCCGCAGCGGTTGTCGCTGAAGAATCCGGCGAATTGGTCAAAGCCGTGCTGGACCACGAAGAGAAGAATTCTTCGCAGTACGCTATCGTCACCGAGGCAATACAAACCGCCGCTACCGCAATCCGATTCCTTAAAAATTACAATATGGAGAAAAAATAATGAGTAATATTCCCGCCGCCCTCGCTTATGGCAAACGCACCATCCGTATGGTAGTGATGAATGGTGTTCCGAAGTTTTCCGCTACCGATATCTGCAACATCCTCGGCTATGTCAACCCGAACAAAACCCTCGGCAGATTCTGTGAATCATCTCCGGAGTACATCAAAATGCAGACTACCGGCGGTCCGCAGAACGTTCGCATTATTGCTCCCTGCGATATTCGGGATATCTTCCGTCACAGCCGACGCCGTAATGTTCCGCAGCTGAAGAACTGGTTTGAAACCAAAGTCTTCCCGGCGTTTCATTCCGAACCCAATATCACTATGCTGTTGGAGATTGCCGCAAAATGATCGATAAAGAAGAAATCATCCGCGCTCTGACCACATGGTTTCAGCCGGGAGATGTCTTCGAAATCCGTGCATTAAACGCACTGTCGGCAGAAATGATGCGACCGCACACCGCATCGGGATATTTTGAGTATGAACATATAGCTGAAGCCGCCGAAGCTATCGGGAAGCTCCGAGGTTATACCGGTGTGTATGTCATAATCAATCCCGTCACACCCGACCTTCTGGCTCGATCATACAACCGGCTGAAACGCTCCGACACCGCAACCGCTGACAACGATATCGTCAGCAGGAGATGGCTGCTTATCGACTGTGACGCCGTCCGCAAGTCCGGCATATCCAGTACCGATGAAGAACACCAACTGGCTCTGGAAAAAGCAAAGGAAATCCGCTCCTTTCTCTCCGAAGACGGCTGGCCCGAACCGGTAATGCTGGACTCCGGCAATGGCGCACAAATGACATACCGCATCAATCTCCCGGCAGATGATGAGGGGCTGGTAAAAAGTGTGCTTGAAAAGATTGCACTTGCCTCTTCCGAGCAGGTAAAAGTTGACCTTACAGTCTTCAATCCCGCACGGCTCTGGCGACTGCCCGGAACAATGAATTGCAAAGGGGACAGTATCCCCACACGACCGCACCGCATGGCGAAAATACTGAATCTCCCCGAAACTCTTTCCGAAGTTTCTGTGGAGCAGCTGAAAGCCGTTGCCGGAGATGTTGTATCACAGCCGGTGGTGTATGAGAACAACTCCCAGCAGGGATACCACGAAAGTGCAGGATTCAGCATCGATGAGTGGATATCAAAGTTCGCTCCCGATGCAGGACCGCCGCAGATCTGGAACTCTGCCGGGGGACGGAAGTGGATATTCAAAGTCTGTCCGTTCAACTCTGCACACACCAACAGTTCCGCAGGGATCTTTGAACATCCCGATGGTGCTTTGGCGTTCCGCTGCCATCACGACTCCTGCACCGGCAATGACTGGCGCAAGTTCCGCATCATGCGTGAACCCGGCTGTTATGATCGTAAAGAGCCGATATACACCGATGTGGATATATCCGGCATCTTAAATCAGCAAACGGAAAGAGAGGTCGTTGAAGAGGAAATCATACCAGTGTGGCGTAAAGTCACCAACGATGACATCCACAAGTGCCTTGAGGGTACGCTTCTGGGCGAAATCACGGATATTTATGCTTCCGTTTCCCGACCTCCGCTTCCGCTGGAAGGTGCGTTGCTGAAATCCATTATTACTGTTTCCTGTTGTTTAAGCGGTGAAGCCTCCGAAGCAGAGCTGACCGCACGATATGGCGGTAACCTCGGTACACTCAACCTTATCGGCTGCGACCGGGCAAGGCTGAAAATTGATACTGCCGGAGGTCAGCTGTGCAATGCGTATGCAATGCTCGTTGCAGAATCTGCCTGCGGGAAAGACATCGGCGGTATCATCGGGAAGTTTGCCCATATGACCAACCCGGATTTGTATCACTGCGCCCAGGATTATAATAAGGATTGGAATGTCGGCACATCGGGATCACCAGAAGGTATTGCAAAAATCCTCTGCAATAAACCCAATGGTCTGCTCTCAATTTCGGAGCTTTCCAAATGGCTGAATAAGGAGTGCTGGCAAAGTAAAGCAACTGAATTCCTTACCGAAGCGTTCAGTGGCGGATTTTTTGACCAGAACTTTTCTGATCGCGGCAGGGGTGCGTCATCACGCACGGCTCTGTATTGCGCCCCGAATATCATCGGCAACATTCAGCCAAATGCTTTTCAAGAGTGGGTGGAGATGATAGATGTGGATACAGGCTTCCTCGGTCGATTTCTGATTGCAAAGATGCCGGAATACTATGGTAACCCCAAGAATTTCGACAGCATTGCATTGATGAAGCGGCTTGAAGCGGCAGTTCAACCATTCCTGCGGAAACGGGGCATCGTTACATTCGAGGACGGATATTCGGAGAAATTACAGGCGGAGTTCATCGGGAAATGTGATAAGCGGTTCGTTCCGTCATGGCGGCGACTGTGCAACGAGTATTATCCCCGTTTTGCAGTGATGTTGTCAGTGACAAATGACCTCAAAACACAGCACGACAATGTGATCATCACCCCGGAAGTGCTGAAAAAAGCAGAAACCTTTGTGTACTGGTTCTTTAAGAACGCCGAGGAAGTTCTGTCCAGCATCCTGCAAGGCAGCGGAAATGCCCGAAATGTTGAAAAGCAGTTGCGACGCATTTTTAACATCATTCGCAACAAGGACACGGGCAAAGGTGTGTCGCTATCGACCATCTCCCGGAACGCCAGCGGCTTGGGGACAACAAGCAAGGAACGCAAGGAACTTATTGCAGAACTCATTGAACGGCAATGGATAAAGTGCAATGAAAAAGGCGGTTATCAAGTATACAACCCACCGCCAGATCTGGTTCGGTAACTGATTTTCCGAACCTTCTCCGAACTTTTCAAACTTTTTGGGTGCGAAGTTCGGGATTTTTCCGAACTTTTCCGAACCTCAAAAATTTGTAAACCACTATTTTTAACCTCAAATAATATTATTTATATAAGTTAGTTAGGTTAGGAAGGTGTGTGTAATAATAGCTATTTTGGACGCGTGGTGGGGGTATCGCGCGACCCGAACCGAATTTTCCGAACTTTTCAGAAAGGATGCCATGAAAAAACAAAACAACCAGTCCGGTGAACCGCTGGCGTACTGTCAGCGGTGCAAGGAATGGAAACCTATGCGGTGGTTGCCGAAAAATGAGCGTAAAAAGAACTTTGAATCGTGGTTCGAATGCGCTCAATGCGGATGCCGTCAGCTCTCTTTCCGTTACATCTATCAGTGACGCCCACAAACGCCCAGAAAGGGGCGCAGGACGCTCGAAGATGCCGAGGGGGTATCGGAGGTGGGCGGCGAGGCATCAGCCGCCAGAGGGGGCTTTCTCTGGTTCCCCCGATAGGAAAAATAATGCGAGGGCGCGCGGAAGGACTCCCGGTACCCTGCAAAGTTGGTTGCGCAGGATAACCGCTGTCACGCAACCCCCAAATCCGACTTTGCCGGATGCCCCGATAACGCCCAATCGCCCCTCACAAACGCCCGTTGTTGCGAGCTTTCTCCGCAATCGGGCAAGTAATGCTCCGTGCCGCAATCGCCGCCAGCGGGGCTGTAAACCGAAACATTCGAAAGGACTTTTTAATGCAAATCTGTAATATGAAAATTACGGACATCATTCCGTATGACAAGAACCCCCGACTCAATGACGGGGCAGTAGAGGCTGTCGCCAATTCCATCAAAGAATTTGGTTGGCGAGCCCCGATCGTAGTGGACAAAGATATGGTAATTATCTGTGGACACACACGCCTCAAAGCCGCTATTCAGCTGGGGCTTGAAGAAGTGCCGGTACACATTGCCGATAACCTCACGCCGGAACAGGTGCAGGCATACCGCATCGCCGACAACCGGACCGGGGAAATCGCCGAATGGGATTATTCCCTGTTGCCGGTCGAACTCAAGGAACTGCAGGACTCCGATTTTGATTTGTCGCTCCTGGGCTTTGATGCTGACGAGTTGGATAAACTGCTCAACGGCGAAGAGGAAAATGTTGTTGCAGAGGGCGAAACCGATGCGGATGCAGTTCCAGAAGTGCCGGAAGTGGCAGTCAGCAAGCGTGGCGAAGTTTACCAGTTGGGCAAGCATCGCCTTATGTGCGGTGATTCCACGAAACCTGAAGATGTGGCAAAATTGCTTGACGGAGAGCTTGCCGATATGGTTTTCACAGACCCTCCATACGGCGTAAGTTACAAAGGCGTGAACAATCCCGGCGGCAGAGCGTGGGAAGTTATTGAAAATGACGACCTCCGTGGAGATACTCTGTCGGAGTTTCTGCTCGCCGCTTTCAAAAACATCAAAACTCATCTCCGGGAAAAACGGGCATTTTACATCTGGTACGCCACCAGTAACCACCTGCAGTTTGAACACGCCATCATTGATGCCGGACTCAAATCCAAACAGGTTTTGATGTGGAACAAGGGCATGATTCTCGGTCACAGCGACTACCATTGGGCATTTGAGCCGTGTTTTTACGGGTGCAAAGCCGAAGAGAACTGCATCTGGTTCGGCGACCGCTGCCAGACCACGGTGTGGGACATTAAAAGGGACAATACCCGTGAATATGTGCATCCGACACAGAAACCCACCGCACTGGCAATCAAAGCAATGTTCAATTCCAGCAAGCCCGGAGAGATAGTTTTGGATCTCTTTGGAGGCTCCGGAAGTACACTTATTGCCTGTGAGCAGAGCAACAGAGTTAACCGCAGTATGGAATTTGACCCGAAATACGCCGATGTCATCAGAAAGCGTTGGGCAGAGTTCGTACACGGGGAAGGCTGCGACTGGCAGGCGTTGACACCCGCCATCGCAGAAAATGAAAACACGGCTGAATCTCCGGCAGAACCGCAGAGCGGCAATCAAGACTGACGGCGACTCAAGTCGTGGAGGGGTGCGGAAATCCGCACTCCCATAATATACCATAAATGAAAGGTTTTGCAATGCTTAAAACATCAGAATATGTTTCTCTGGGCCACCCGGACAAAGTGGCTGATTACATCTCTTGTTACATTCTGGATCGCTTTTTGGAGCGTGACAAACACACCCGATACGCCCTTGAGGTTCAAATCAAAGATAATTTCGTGACCCTCGGTGGCGAAATCACCAGTACCGCAGGGTATTCCAATGAGGAAATTGCCCTTTTTGCCAAAATTGCCGTAGAGCAAATCGGTTATACTGCAGCTTATCAGAAGAGGTGGGGTAAAGAAAACACCATCTGTGCCGATGACATCATCGTTACCACCCACATCAGCCAGCAGTCCCCCGACATCGCCCAGGGCGTGGATGCCGATGGTTGGGGCGATCAAGGAATCTATTGGGGTATGGCTGTCCGCTCTCCCGAAACCGACAATATGCCGCCCGACCATTACCTCGCAAAGAAAATCGGCAAACATCTGTATGACATCAAATACGCAGGGCTGGACATCAAAACGCAGGTGACAATGCGTGATAACAAGCCCGAAGAGATTGTAGTGGCCATTCCAATGCTCCCGAAACACAGTAAACAGGATATCGCCAATGTGGTTCAGTTCTGTTGCGGTGGCAGTAAAGATTACAAACTCATTGTGAACGGCACAGGGCGTTTTGTCCGGCACGGCTCGGTGGGGGACTGCGGAACTACCGGACGGAAACTTGCAGTGGACTTTTACGGCGGCAACTGCCGAATTGGTGGTGGCAGTCCGTGGACAAAAGACGGCACAAAGGCAGATTTGTCGCTTAACTTGCTTGCCAGAGCGAGGGCGTTGTCATATTTGGAACATCACCCCGACTGCGATGAAGTACACTGTGCCATTTCCTGCCACATCGGGTCACCCGAAATCACTGTTGCATTCTTCAATGGCAAAATGGAAGAACTGCTCTCTTGTCGGGAAAACGTCACCCCGACACAGGTCATTGAGGAGTTCCGTCTGCGTGAGCCCCGTTATGCCGAGATGTGCAGAGAGGGGTTATTTAAATGATCGCCACGCTGACTTGGGCGATAACCATACTCAGTCTGACGGGAACTGTGCTGAATGTCAAAAAGAATGCTCTGTGCTTTTGGTTATGGGCGGTAGGGAACACTCTCTGGCTCGCCTATGACCTTTGGCTCGGCACTTACAGCCGTGCCGCATTAGACCTCGTTCAGCTGGCGTTTGCCGTGTGGGGTATTATTGAGTGGAAGAAAAAAAGCCCCTCGGCTTGAGGGGCGAACTTGTCGGGTACTTGTGGGGTAACTTGTCGGGTTACCCTGCGTACTGGAACTTTCCTTTCTGCTCGGATTTGACGATTCGGGGATTTTCCTTTGTTTTGATCTCCCGGAAAATCGAGCCGTAAAGCGTCTGTTCCGGAGTTTTGCACTCGGTGGGAATCCACAGTCCGGCATCGATTGCCGCCTTGACCATTTCACGGGTATTCATCGGTTCGCCGGAACTCTTCAGCACCTCTACCGCCGCATCCAGCAGGGAGAGTTTCTTTTCTCTCTGCGGTGCGGTGGCACATTCCGGTGCAGGGTTCGGGGACTCTTCGACCTCGGCGGTGTTGATTTCCTGTTCGATGGTGTTGATTTCGTCAGTCATGTTGTTTTCCTCCATATTATTGTTATTGATTTTTTCCACCCGGCAGGTACTGAACTCCCGTCCGGTGGAAAGGCTTTTGACTTTGTAGCATCCGTTTCCGCAGTCTTCGATGATTTCCACATTCACGATGTTGCGGCCGACTTTTGCGTTGGCGATTTCGCCGATTCTGAATTCACTCATTTTCTACCTCCGTAGGGTTGGTTTAAGCTCATTTCGTTGCGCTGGTCATATATAAGCGTGCCTTGAGCGATCTATCCAGCCAAGTATCGAAAATAAAGGAAAAATAAATGGATAATTCGTTAAAACTCACCGCTTTGCAGCCTGAATTGCTGGTGAGAATTCTCAAACAGGCAGGCGCACGACTTATCACGGAAGAATCTCTTGCCGAAGATATTGCTGCCGGTGCGCCGAAAAATGAAGACGGCACTATCAATTTGATTGAATATGCCGCATGGCTGGCGAAAGGAGGAGAAGATGCCTCTGACTCCGACTAATATGCGCGTTGTAGATGTTGCCCGTCTGCTCAACTCCACCGAGCAAGGTTTTGTTTTACCGCAGGCTCGGCTTTACCGCCAGTTCAACCGGGTGGGCTTCCGCATTTCTGCTGCTGAAAATCCCAGAAATATAAATCTGTTAAAATATATTGCGTGGATGTTCGACCAGAAACATTCTCCGCAGGAAGAACCGAGATCTACCGCCCGGACTTACGAAGAACGCAAAGAGGCTGAACGCCAGCGGAATGCGGCACAGTCCCTTGCCGGACGCGACATCGCTCCTATCCCCGAAGTGGTAAACCCAGAAAGAAAAGCCGCTTGCGAGCAGAACTTTCAGCTTTTCTGTGAAACCTACTTTCCCGACACTTACGCTCTGGCGTGGTCTGCCGACCATATCAAAGCCATTGAACGCATCGAAACTGCTGTGCTTCGCGGCGGTCTTTTTGCTCTGGCAATGCCTCGCGGCAGTGGTAAATCGACCTTGACAGAAACCGCTGCGCTTTGGGCTATGCTCTATGGTCATCGGGAATTTGTCACCCTTATCGGGGCAACGGAGTCCGCCGCCCTCGAAATGCTCGACTCCATTAAAACAGAGTTGGAAGTCAACGAACGTCTGGCAGAAGATTTCCCGGAGGTCTGCTACCCCATCGCCCAGCTCGATGGCATCGCTAACCGATGTGCCGGGCAGATCTGTAATGGGGAGCGTACCCGTATTACATGGACATCCAACGAAATCGTGTTGCCGACTATCGCCGAAAGCAAGGCTTCCGGGATCATCGTCCGGGTAGCAGGAATAACCGGTCGAATCCGTGGTATGAAATACAAGCGTTCTGACGGCAGAAGTGTGCGTCCGTCACTGGTAATCATTGACGATCCGCAGACATCCGAATCCGCAGGTTCTCTTGAGCAGACAAAAAAGCGTGTCCGTGTACTTGCTGGCGACATTCTCGGTCTTGCAGGACCGGGGCAAAAGATCTCCGGCATTATGCCCTGTACCATAATCAGACCCGGCGATATGGCAGATATTATATTGAACAGAAACACACATCCCGACTGGAACGGAGAAAAGACCCGGATGGTGGATAAGTTTCCTATCAATATGAAACTGTGGGAAGAATACGCCGAAATCCGAGCCGATGCTCTCCGTGAGGAAGGCAATTTTCAACGGGCAACGGATTTTTACCTTGCCAACAGAGAAGCGATGGATGCCGGGGCGGTGGTCAGTTGGGAAGCTCGATATAACCATGACGAGGTTTCCGCACTCCAACACGCTATGAATTTGAAACTGCAGGATGAAGCGGCATTTCAAGCAGAATATCAAAATGACCCGTTGCCGGAAGATACCTTTGATGAGTCTTTGCTTTCCGTGGATGAGATTTGCGGAAAAATCAACGGCATTGTCCGTGGCAAAGTTCCGCTTTACTGCGATAAGCTCACGATGTTTATCGACGTTCAAAAGGCATTGCTTTTTTATACTGTTATTGCCTGGGCAGACGACTTTACCGGGGCGGTGATCGATTACGGAGCGTGGCCCGACCAACACCGCCGTCAGTTTTCACTTGCCGATGCAAATCCGACAATTCACTCAAAATTTCCGAAAGCCGGATTTGAGGGCGGTCTGTATTCAGCCTTGACCAAACTTACTGACGATTACCTCGGCAGAGAATGGGAACGGGAAGACGGGGCTTTGCTGAAAATTGAAAAGGCTCTGGTGGACGCAAACTGGGGGCAGAGTACGGATATTGTTTATCAGTTCTGTCGGCAATCTGTACACGCCGGTATCATCATGCCGTCACACGGGCGGTATGTCGGTGCCAGCAGTAAGCCGATGACGGAATACCGCCGACAGCCCGGTGATAAACTCGGCTTTAACTGGATGATACCGAATGTCGCTGGTAAACGGGCAATTCGGCACGTGATTTATGACACCAACTATTGGAAAAGTTTTATTCACGCCCGTTTGGGAATTTCCCTCGGCGATAACGGATGTCTTTCCCTTTATGGCAGAATCCCCGGTAACCATCAGTTGCTTGCGGAACATCTCACCGCAGAATACCGAGTGCGGACAGAAGGTCGCGGCAGAACTGTTGATGAATGGAAACTCAAGCCGCAGAATAGCGATAACCATTGGTTGGACTGCGTTGCAGGGTGTGCCGTCTGCGCTTCAATACTTGGAGCTGCGTTGCCGGAAACTCTGACAAAAGCACGAGTCCCGAAAGCACGAATAAAACTTTCCGACAGGAGCAGTTCTGCAGAACGGGTTTTGACATCGCCCACCACAACCGCCCCTCGTGGCAAGATGAAACTTTCAGATTTGAGGAGACAGAAAAATGGCTGAAATCAAAGCAAAAGATAATACTCCGGAGAATATCCGGCGAATAGTCGATATTATTGTCGCAATTGTCGGTAGAATATCGCATAACACACTGGAAAAGAAGGCAATACCATGCTTGTGTATGGAAAAGCAGAAAGGAATGGCTATATGACACCAAATCAAAAAATGCGTGAAGCAATTGAAGATGTCGAAAATATGTCCTATGCCGAACTGCGGGCAAAGTTTTACAGCTTTTTCGGGGATGCGGTATGTCCGCTGAATTCCCGGACTGTAAAAAACAGACTGATTTACAAAATTCAGGAAATGTACCTCGGAGGAATAAGCGCAGAGGATATGCAGCTTTTGTCGGATATTTCCGGGCAGAGGGAGTTGGTTTCCAACTCACAGCCCGATATCGCATCCACCGCCGTAGTGCATTATGTCCGTGAGTGGAAAGGAGTGAAATACGATGTTATCGAAATTTCCGACACTTGCTATGAGCTGGATGGACAGCAGTACAAATCCCTTTCAGCAGTTGCCCGTGCCATCACGGGAACTCGCTGGAACGGAAAATTATTCTTTGGGGTGAAAAAATGAGTAAGCCCCCCAAAGTCAGATGTGCAATATACACCCGAAAATCCATCGAAAAAGGGCTTGATATGGAGTTTAACACGCTCGACGCTCAACGGGAAGCGTGTGAAAATTACATAAAAAGTCAAGTCGCAAAAGGTTGGGTTTGCTTGCCGGAACATTACGATGATGGTGGTTTTTCGGGAGGTAATATTAATCGTCCGGCACTTCAAAAACTCCGTGCCGATATCGAAATGGGAAAAGTTGATGTGGTGGTCGTTTACAAAATCGACCGCTTATCACGATCATTACTCGATTTTGCAGACTTACAGACCTTTTTCCAAAAACATAATATTTCATTTTGCTCGGTAACGCAGGAGATTAACACCAGCACTTCTGCCGGAAGAATGATGTTGAATATTTTGATGTCATTCTCACAGCACGAGCGCGAAATTATTGCGGAACGCATTAAGGACAAGGTAGTTGCATCAAAACGGCGTGGAATGTGGCTCGGCGGTTATGTGCCTTACGGATACTATGCCGAAAACAAAAAACTCTATCCGCATTCACGGGATTCGCAGGTCGTAAAACGTATATTTC